GTTAGCATTTCCGCTCTTTGTGGGTGCGTGTTTTTGGAAAGACAAAGGCAAAGGAGAAAAGACAAGATGGGTAAAATTGCCGAAGTGCAAGAAGTAACCATTGACTTGCTCATACCTTACGTGAACAACGCGAAGATTCACTCTGAGGAGCAGGTCACGAGGATTGCCAGCAGTATCAGAGAGTTCGGATTTTTGTCACCGGTCCTTGTAGACCGTGACCACAACATCATTGCCGGGCACGGACGTGTCATGGCAGCGAAGAAACTCAAGCTCAAGAAGGTTCCCTGCGTTTACATCGAGGGTTTGACCGATGTTCAGCGCAAAGCGTACATTCTGGCGGACAACCGCTTGAGCGAAATGGCAGATTGGGATACCACGCTGGTTGCAGCCGAATTGCAGGCTCTGTCCGAAGAGGGATTCGATGTGGATCTGACAGGATTCTCCGTTGACGATCAGATCATCGACAATGAGGAGATAGAAGAGCTGGATATCGGTGTGGATCTTGCCGATGCAGGTGCAGCGCCGGAGACAGACACCAAGAGCGGTGATCTGTGGATTCTGGGGGGGCACCGGCTGTTGGTTGGTGACAGTACATCCTTCGATGATGTGGAGAAACTCATGGGCGGTGTCGAAGCAGACCTGCTCGAGACGGATCCGCCGTATAACGTTGCCGTGAGCAATGCCTCGGGCGACACCATTGCCAATGATGACATGAAGGACGATGAGTTCATGCAGTTTTTGAGGGACGCATTCACCAATGCGTTCACGGCAATGAGACCGGGCGCAGCATTCTATATCTGGCATGCCGATTCCAATGGTCATATGTTTAGGAATGCATGCCTTGAGTCAGGTCTGACCATAAAGCAGAACCTTATTTGGGTAAAAAATCATTTTACCCTCGGCCGACAGGACTATCAGTGGAGACACGAGCCTTGTTTGTACGGCTGGAAGGAAGGTGCGAGTCATTATTTCTCCGAGAAGAGAAATATCTCGACCATCATAATGAGCCGAGGTGATATTCACGAGATGTCTCGTGAGGAGCTCGTGGAGTATGTCGAGTCACTGTATGATTGCTCGTCAGTCGCTTTTGAGGACAAACCTCTGGCGGACGATATGCATCCTACTATGAAGCCGATTGCTCTTATCGAGAAGCAAATAAAGAATTCGTCAAAGGAAGGCGATGTTGTTCTCGACCTGTTTGGTGGATCCGGTACCACACTGCTCGCCTGCGAGACATTGAAGCGCAGGTGTTTTTGCATGGAGTACGATCCGAAGTATGCGGATGTGATCATCAAACGATGGGAGGAGCTCACCGGGAAGAAGGCTGAATTGGTCACCGACTGATCCAGCGTAAATAAAGCCGAGAAACCTAAAAAGGAGAGTGGCTATGACGAAAAGCAAGTTAACCCTGCAGGAGCAGGCAACGAAGATCCTCGAGCAGGCAGAGGAGAGAGGTGTTTCATCTAACTTCTTTTTTGTAACTACATTTAAGAGGTATCAGGTTCAGATGAAGATCTTATCTGACCTTGAAAAATCAATTAACGAGTACGGTGCTACGGTCACGAAGGAGTATGTCAAAGGCAGACAGAACCTTGTGGCTAATCCTGCAATAACCGAATACAACAAGACCGCTACTGCAGCCAACGGCACAGTGTCGACACTGATCAATATTATAAAGACGCTGTCAAACGAGCCGGACACGGTAGACGCTTTGTCGGAGTTTTTGAAGGATGGATAATTACATCCTTTCTTATTATCAGAAGATCAGTGACGGTACCGAGACCGCAGGACAGTGGGTTAAATTGTTGTATGAAAAGATCGTTGGAGGCATAGAGGACGGTTCTTACCATTTTGACCAGTATAAAGCGAATAAGGCTATAAGGTTTATCGAGCAATTCTGCAGACATAATAAGGGCAGGCTTGCACCTGGGCGCTTGAGCCTATCACTGTGGCAGAAGGCATTCATCTCGACCATGTTCGGTATCGTAGATGAGAACGGCAAGAGGATATTCAGAGAGGTTGCTCTGTTTGTCGGCCGTAAGTGTGGCAAGACTTTACTTGCTGCAGCCATTATGACCTACGTGGCCTATGTGGATGGTGAGTTTGGTTCCGAGATCTATTGCATTGCACCGAAGCTCGAGCAGTCGGATCTGGTGTTTTCCGCTTTTGAGTTTAATAAGGATAAGAGTCCCGACCTCGAAAAGCGCATCAGGAAGAGAAAAAACGACTATATCATTGATAACACGAATACTGTTATCAAGAAGATCGCGTTCAGCGAGAAAAAAGCAGACGGTTACAACCCGATGCTGACAGTGGCGGACGAGATGTCGAGCTGGCCTGCATCGAGAGGCTTGAAGCAGTACGAGGTTATGACATCCGGTACCGGAGCGAGAGTTGAACCGCTCACGTTGGCAATCAGCTCCGGTGGTTATGTCAATGACGGTATCTACGATGAATTGTATAAGCGAGGAACGCGATTCCTTTTGGGCGAGAGTCACGATCAGAGACTCTTGCCCGTCTTTTACATGATCGATGATATCGAGAAATGGGACGACATTAACGAGCTCCGAAAGAGCCTGCCCGGTCTGGGTGTATCTGTATCGGTTCAGTTCATACTCGATGAGATAAACGTGGCGAGGGACTCGTTAAGTAAAAAAACAGAGTTTATCTGTAAATACTGCAACCTTAAGCAGAATTCGAGCCAGGCATGGCTCAGTACACAGACTATCAAACAGATGTGCGGTGAGGCTCTCGATATCGAGGACTTCAAGCACTCGTATTGCGTAGCAGGCATTGACCTCTCGCAGACTACGGACCTTACTGCAGCGGTAGTAATCATCGAGAAGGGTGGCGAGCTTTATGTGTTTGCTCACTTTTGGTTACCAAACGAGAAAATCGATACTGCCATCTCGCATGACGGTATCCCTTATAACCTGTACATCGAGAAGGGATTCCTATCCTTGAGCGGTGAAAACTTTATCGATTATAAAGATTGTTTTCAGTGGCTCGTGAATCTTATTGAGCAGTACGAGATCCTGCCATTAATGGTTGGATATGACCGATACAGTGCTCAATATCTTGTGCAGGATCTTAAGGGGTACGGGTTCCAGACAGACGATGTCTACCAGGGCGACAACCTATGGGGAGTCCTGCAGGAGATGGAAGGTTTATTCAAGGACGGTCGTGTTCACATCGGTGATAACGATCTCTTGAAAATACATTTGCTTAATTCAGCGATTAAGATGTCGACAGAAAGAGGACGAGGTCGCTTGATCAAATTAAGAAGCACGGACCACATTGACGGAGTGGCTGCATTAGCTGATGCATTCTGTGTTCGTCAGAAGTGGTGGTCGGATTTATCCGAACGATTAAAAAATAAGGAGTAAAAGACGATGGGATTACTTGACCGCATACTTGGGAAGGACAACAAAGTTTCTCAAGTAATACAGGCTGGACAGACATTGAAGGTAGTGTCGGCATATGAGCCTGTTTTCCGTGACTGGCGCGGTGAGATCTATGAGAGTCTGTTAGTCAGAGCTGCTATCGATGCAAGGGCAAGACATGTATCCAAGCTCAAGATCGAGATAGTGGGTTCCGCAAAGCCTGACTTGATGGCACGACTCAGGAAGAGACCGAATCCGTGGCACACATGGTCACAGGAGCTCTATCGTATAAGTACTATCCTTGATTGCTGCAATAACTGCATCATAGTTCCGATCTACGACAAGAGTCTGAATAAGATCGGTATATTCCCGGTATTGCCGCAGCAGTGTTCCATCATTACTTATAAGCACGAGCTTTGGCTGAAGTATAAGTACATGAGTGGAAGACAGACCGCAGCCTGCAGGATTGAAGAATGTGCGATCCTTACGAAGTTTCAGTTTCATAATGACTTTTTTGGATCCACGAATAGTTGTCTCGATGAGACGCTTGACCTTTTGAGCATTCAGAAGCAGGGAATTAAGGAAGCGGTTAAATCTTCGAATTCATATAAGTTCATGGCATCGCTGGTGAACTTCACCAAGAACGATGATCTGCAGAAGGAACGAGAGTCATTCTCGGAGGCTGCTTTCGGCAAGGAAGCAAAGAAGAGCGGAGTTTTGTTATTCCCGAATACCTATAAGGATATTAAGCAGATTAACATCTCACCGTGGACACCGGATAAGGACCAGATGGACCTTATTAACAGGAATGTTTATTCCTATTTTGGTGTTAATGAGGATGTGCTCATGAATAAGGTCACGGGCGATTCATGGTCAGCCTTTTTCGAGGGTGCGATCGAGCCGTTCGCTGTACAGTTCAGCGAGACAATGACCTTCATGTTGTTTTCCGACAAAGAGACATCGTTTGGCAATTGTCTTATGGCAACGGCCAACAGAGTCGCTTATATGAGTTTTAAGGACAAGCTGGAATATGTAAAGACTATGGGCGATCGAGGCTTCTTACTTATCGATGAAGCTCGAGAAGTTTTCAACCTTGCACCGTTACCTGACGGACAGGGCCAGAAGGCAATGGCTCGTGGTGAATATTACGATCCTAACGCAGAGACACAGGAGGAATCATAAATGCCTATTAAAGCAGAAAGAGAGTACAGGTCACTGACTCTTGCGCCCACGGAAGACTTCGTAGTCGAGGGCGATTTTTCAACATACGATCAGCCGTACATGCTGGGATCCTACGAAGAGCCCGGCTACCGCATCGAAGTCTGGGAGCAGGTCGCTCGTGGAGCTTTCGATGAA